TTAGCACCCTTCCAAAAATCAAAAGGATTGATTGCTTCTTCGTCTTTGAATTCAGGCTTCATTACTTCTTGAATCTTTTCAAAGATCTTGACACCATACTTGTACAAAAATACCTTTCCTTCGTTTTGCGGATTAGAAGGATCAGACACGACATAAACATTACTTGTGTATGTCAACTTACGCTTACGATCACGAGCAAGATTCTTATCACTCTCAACACCAGAATTCCACAATTGAGTGTTTAATTCTGAAACTGGATCCTTTTGATTGTTTGTAGTCAAACAATTTTCAATATACCATCCGCCCGGACCCTTGAAAGCGTGACCATAAACCTTTGCCCACGGACAATCTTCATTCTCTACTTCAGGCAAGAAACGAATGATAGCAAAACCATTACCTGACTTATCAAGTTCTGGTCTCCAGAATCTATCGTCCTTGTAATCAGTCTTCTTTGACTGATCTTCCATCTTTTTAATCAATTCGTCCATTCCTGTTTTCGACTTCTTTTTTAAATCATTAAATCCCATAAGTGCATTACCTTTCCCGAAGATCTACTTCGGCCTATTTTAGAATATATCATGGGAACTCCCCATGTACTCAGTGCAAGTATATCATGTATTATCGAGTTGTCAAGTACTTTTATTTAAAAGGTAACTTATTTTTAGATTTGGGTAAAAGATTCAATCCTCGACCTTCCTCTGTAATTTTCTCTAAAATGGGTTTTGACAACAATTTAGATATTATTATGTATTCTATGTTATGTGTTTCACATATAGAGACTATAGCGTCGATATATGAAGAATTATGGGTAAGTATATAACTTTCTATTTTTCGAGAAATGTGCTCTTTTGTGAGTTCTATAGAATCTTTTTGTGGGTTGTTTATCATGTTCTCATTATACAGTTCTGGGGAAATAAAGCAATTTTTTTATATATATACTTCTAAAGGAATAAAATATGCCTACAACTGACACGAATAATAATATAATTGTAACAATTTATGATGGAATTGCTACTCTTGGTACCGATTACGATACATCTGGTATAACACCTGGTATTCATATACCTTTCTCAAAGATGGTATGGGGAAATGAATATTACTCATATAGAGTAGGTGATGAATATCCTATGCCAATCGACGTAAAGTCGTTTCTCGGATCTTCTGGAGCTGGATATTTATTAGGAATTACTGGAAATGTCTTCGGACTTGGTACTTTTACTGTTGGTAACACCAAAACCTCCCCTTTATATGTCGCTGGTTTGGGAATAACAAACACCGATTTTCCTCCTGTAAACATCTATGGACAAGTACAAGGAATAACAAGTGGAATTTTGGTTGGTGTTACTGTTGGCCCTATAGTATTCGGAACCACCATGATCGGTGTTTTTGGGATAAGTGGCGCCGCTGCTATAACAATCACTGGTGGACGATTTTTAGGTAGTTCTACTGATTCTGTATCTTCAAATTCCAAGATCGTCGGTATCAGTATGAGTACTGGACTATTGGGATTTACTCTAGACAGTATTAAGATATTTGGACCAACTGGTCAACCTTATATTCCTTCTGTATTGAATTACATGGACGGAAACACACTCGCGCCAATTGGTATGAGTGGGGATTCACTCAAGGTAAGTATAGTAAATACTGGAATAACATTTACATTAAATTTGACATCTACTATAGGTGTCACAAATGCCTCTGAATCCCCTCTGAAAATTCAGGGTGGCACTGCATCAGACAATCCTGTTCTTATTAAGTATTATAATTCAAGTACAGTACCGATTTCTACACCATATCCGATATCAGCACAAATTGTAAGTGTTGGTTCTACCTTTGGCGCTCAGATAGATTCTATAATTAGTGCTATAAGTGGAACTACTGGTAATATTGCTGCAATAAAGAATAATACAAATATTATATCAACAATTAACGATAAGATATCTTCTGGTGGTATTAATGTTAAAGTAACTGAAGTGTTGAAATCAAGTAGAATACAAAATAATGCAATAACATTTACAGATATAAGTGTAAAAGCTATAACTATCGGTTCTACTGTTGTGTTAAAAAGTGGGGTTAATCTTAAAGCACCATCAACAAACACTTCAACTGTATATATTGGAAGTGATATAATCATAGCAAATAAAGATGCCGCATATCCCCTGGAGCCAGGTGAAAGTATATTCATAGAATGCAATTCGACGAATATAATATATTGTTGTGCAAAAATTGATCCAACTAAACAAAAATTAATCTATATCGCGTCATAACACATGTTATCTCGTAATCAAAATTTACGAACATCTGTATCCAGTAAAGACAAAAAACCTGGATCTGTTGGTGAAATTCTTAACAGTTTTACCATGATCGGATTAAGTATGACATCTTCTATTAAGTTAGAAGACAGTGTAACTGAAATTGTTGGTACTCCCAATATAAAAGTTACTGGGACGACTGTTGTATTTGATTATAATATCAATCCAATTGCAATGAATGCTTTTTTTGATAACTTTGTACCAGGCACGACTTTCACTTTAACCAATGGTGCCTATGACTGGAAAACATATAATCTAGATGGTGGTTATACCTTTGACAAAAAGATAAATAACTTAGTCATAGCAACTTCTGGTACTTTATCAAATGTAATAGATCAAGTGTATCTTGCTAATCATTTTGATGCTACACCTATAATTACTAAAAATGTTGCTGTTTATACTGCTTTAGAAAAGAATGTGTTTTTACTAACCAATACATTACACAGTGCAGCAAATTCATTTAGCATAAACAAGGTAGTTGTAAATTCTATTATAGAAATTGATAATGTTAAATATAAAGTTTTAAGTATTTCTAGTGTACCATTTAAAGAAAAACTAATAATAACTTACACAAATACAGACGAAATTATAGATGTTATTAGTTTTTCTATAACAGAACCGCAAATTATAAATCTATACAGCACCACAAATGATCAATCTGGAACTTCATCATCAAATATCACAACATCAGCATCAAATATTAGTTATTGAACATTCCCGGCTGGATTCGAACCAGCGACCTACAGATTAGAAATCTGTTGCTACTATCCAGCTGAGCTACGGGAATAAAAAAACACTCCCATGAGTGCTTTTAAATTTGATATTTAAATCAAGATTTACGATGTCAATGAAAGAACAGGTCCAGAAACCTTCTTCTGTGGAATGAAAAGATTATTCACAACAGCACCTGTATAGTGATCTTCTAAATCTTTCAGGGGATTCAAAAGGAACATGATATCTTTTATATTAATAGGAATACCATTCGAGGTATCTGCATAAGGCAGCCACTTAACAAAGAGTAACTTACCATCTTGAGATGGAACCAACACACAAGGATCCTTAAAGTTTAAAATATCACCATCTACTGTGATATTAGCAATGATCTCTTCGCCTGTATTCAACCGAGCAATTTTAACTACTGACATAATAATATTCCTTTCTAAAAATATATTTACAATCTCTTACAACAATCACATTTATTCAAAAGTCTATCCCAGAATCCACAAGGATCTTTGTCTGGGTCCGCTGGCCAGCAAGAACAACCACCATCTCCTAACAATTCTTTGTTATCAGGATGCATTGCTCGAGCATGTGCTTCGATTATCTCATCTTGAGTAAGAAGAAGATCTAAACATCTTCCATCTACTACTACTGTTGTTATTGTTAGTTTGTTGTTCATTTTAAAACGGGCTTTAGCAGTGCCTTATACACATTGAAACCATACAGTATATTTATAATGGATTTTTGAAGCACATACCCAAAAACTTTTCAATTTTGTTAAAATACATTATCTAGAATAGCCTCAAGGGGATTTGAACCCCTGTAACGACCTTGAAAGGGTCGTGTCCTGGACCAGACTAGACGATGAGGCCAAGAATACGCCGTCATGGTGCTGCCCCATGTTGAACCCGTTATAAGCGGGTCTGCGAAGCTGTCCGCCCACGGCGCAAGATTGATTAGTGATCATAATGAATTATAGTCTTTTTAGTAGAAGCATGATCTCGGTCATCAATAATAAAATAGTTAGCATGTTGACGGTCACTATCGTTACCTAGTCTATAATTAATTTGTGATACTCCTAATTTTGAAATATTATCTTCATTTAGTGTTATGAGGTTAAATACTAACTCATTTCCTTTTAAAACAGCTTCTCCAACAGAAGAAGCATCTATAGGAATATCTATAAACAGTCTAAATGTATTCATGTAGGTATTATACAGGGTAGTTGTCGAACTGTCAAGTCCATTTCACTACAATTTCATTATTCCATCATCTGAGGTGTAATATATTTTATGAAAGATCTCTTTACACCAAAGAAGACAAAGATCACAGGGTTTTGACATTCTAAGTTCTTTGTATTTATTCATTCTGACGTTTACTAATATCAATCGTTTGTCTTTATATTCTTTGGGTATCTTGGTAAATGCGTCTAATTCTGAATGCATTTCATCATACCTATAGCCAATTTCCTTTGCTTTTGGGTGGGTTTTGAATGAATTTGTACCAACAGATATCAAGGTTTTCTTGTAAAATATCATAGATACATGCTTTTTCTGCCTTGGTATCATAAGGCATATAGGTTTTGCCAATTTAACATAATTTGTCATATGATCATTGTACTGTATTTAGATAATAAATCAATCTTTAATTTTTATATATAATAACAGGAGATATGATAAATGAAAATAAATGAAGCAAAATCAGCATATAAAGAATTCTTTACCACAATTTTAGTCGAACAATTAAAAGATGAAATAAAAGTACATGGTTGTATAATACCTCCTAAGTATACAAATTCATATTTAAAAGAAGCATTAAATAATAATTTGATGTTATTTCTAGAAATGTCTGATGCGACTGATAGGTCAAACGCAGAACTCTTCGGAAGATTGCAATCTCAGGGCTTAAGCCCTGAGCAAATATCAAACAGTGGTGGATTTAAGAATTCAAAAGGGCAAGGTACGAAGGGATTTAATATGACGCCTAAGGAGTTCGCAGGAATGAACAGGGCGGCAGCGGCAGCGGCAGCTCCTGTGGTTAGTACACCAACCACTTCGCGTGGTGGTGGTGGTGGTGGTGGTGGTGGTGGTGGTGGTGGTGGTGGAGCTCCATCAGAGTCCGCAGCAGAGAGTATTACTTCACGTCTTAAAGCTAACCAAGATTATCAACGCCGAAATCCTGCAACAGGTCGAATAGAACTGAATCTAGATCCAAGTGGGCTTGCCAGAAGTGTAACTACAGGCGATTTACATCCTAGTAATAAGAATTACGAACTAGATAGAATATCTAGAGCATCAGCTGGTTTGGGTCTTGGTGGTGGTAGTGTCCCACCAACGAATACTGCTACAGCCCCTGGTGCTGCAGCACCAGGTTTAAAAGGTAAGATACCTTGGGGAAAGATTGGAGTTGGTGTTGGTGCAATTGCTGCTGGCAAAATAATCTATGATTATTTTAATAAAAATGAAAATGGAGCTCCGAATCAAAATGGAGCTCCACCAATAGTACCAGTAGCTAGAGATGAAGTTCAGCCTATGGTAGTTCCTTTCGGTGGATTCCCATCTCGTCGAGGATTCTCGGTAAATAGCAACAATACCTCAAGTTTTAATAATAATACAAATAGTAATAATATTAACAGTTTTTAAAACCTATGAAAAACAATATACAAGAAAGTATACAATCACAAATACAATTAGCTACTGGTAGGGCATCTTATGATGCAGCTCCTCCTTCGAGTAGGCAACAAGCTATTAACTTTGCTAGCAATGCAGCACTGCCTGGAATGATGGGTTATCAAATGTTTGCAAATAGCAGAGAAGCCAAAAAAACTGCAGCTGCAGCTGCAGCAGCTGCAGAAGCTGCAAAAACTGGTAAAAGTATTCCTGTTCCTCTTCCTCCGAAATTTCCGAGATTAAAGATGGGTGGTAAAATAGGATTAGCTGCAGCAGCAGCTGCACTTTTATATTATGGTTACGCCAATTCAGAAGAATAAAATATGACTTATTTTCCTATAGCTAACAATATTATAACTAAAAAAAATAATATTCAGTTAGGCCCATCTATTGCTTTGTCTATGTTAGCAGAAACATGGTGGAACCCAATGACCTGGTATGGTGAAGGAGCAGCAAAAGAAAAAAAAGAAGAGGAAGAAAAAAAGGAACGTGCTGATCACAAAGCCGCAGCTGAAGCTTTTGCAGCTGATAATAGGGATACAGAAGAAGGAATAGCTTCCGATCCACGTAGTCATGAACTAAAAAAGAAAGAAGATCCTAATAGTGATACAGGTCCATTAGCAGATCAACAAGCGGCAGAAGATGATTTTGACGCATATAGTGCCGTAGATCCTGACACTGGAGAGGAAAGACGTGGTTCTATTAAAGACGAAGGTGGCAAATTGACTCTACAAAATGTTGGCGCATGGGAGAACTCAACAAAGTCGGCAGGGGAAAATTATACAAAGGATAAGGGGTTTATCCGTGCGGGTACTGTTAATCAAAAACAGAGTATAACTAATAATTCATCAGGTCCGAGCTCGGATACTATGACCCGTTCATTTACTTTAAAACCAACATCAGGCCAGGTCAGAGGAGCACCCACAACACCTTCTGGCGGAGCTGCTGCAACACCTTCTGGCGGAGCTGCTGCAACACCTTCTGGCGGAGCTGCTGCAACACCTTCTGGGGGAGCTGCTGCAACACCTGCTGGCGGAGCTGCTGCAACACCTGCTGGCGGAGCTGCTACTGGTGGTGGCGGAAGCGCAACTGGGAATGCCAAAACGGGTGATAATAATGTAGGAACCATAACTACTACAGGAAAGGTGGGTGGTAATGTAACTGCTCAAGGAATGGTTACAGACATTAAGGTTGGGGGGTATGGAAATAAAAAGCAAGTTGAAACTTGGTCTGGTGAGCTTACAACAAATAGAAGCAAAACAGTCGATGGGAAAACAACAATAGACAATGATAAACCAAAATCAACAGACTCTCCAGGAGCTTTAATGGCTGACAATCTAAGTGATGATGAAGCATTTGCTTCAGATGATAAAGCGAAAGAAGATAGAATTAATATAAAGAAAGAATCAGATGTGAAGTATGCAGAGCAATTAGACAAGGAACAAGCGGAGGCAACTGCTGCAAAGGAAGAGAAACTAGAAAGAGAAACGAAAGTAGATGATGACATAAAAGCTGCTGAGGCTGAGCAAGCTAATAAATTACTAGAAAAAAAGAAACTAGCGGATTCAGCTGTTTATATGAAAGATATGTCTTTAATAAAATAATAAGATGAAATCTCTCCGCTCTCTATTACACTCGATTTACGAAGATACTACCACTAAGCTACCCCCCAAATCCGTCTTGTCCTCGACTGGTAAGTTATTAACTTCCTCTCAACGGAATCCAACTCATGATGATATAGTTTGGGAGCATCATAAAACCGAATTTGGATTTGATAATGAAGCTGCAATGGATGATCACATACAGAACACTTCGGCAAATCCAGGCCACACCGAATCAGGACTAGATTTTGCAATGAAAAGAGGGTATGCACGGGTTAGTAGAGTTGGTAATAATTTTTGGGTAGAAGCGCACAATGCATCACATGCTCAAGACGCAATTCAAAATTTAATGAAATTAATAACCCATCCCAATTCTATACAAATTGATACCCAGCATACAGAGTCAGATGACGGACAGTTTACATCTGATTCGTTGGATCATCCAAGAGACATAGCAAGATATATTAGTAGTGGACCAAGAAATGCTAAGGTAATAAAACAAACTTGGGCACAAAAAAATGCATGGAGATTGAGTCAGGGAAACACTGAAGGCATATCACCCACTCCGCCTCCTGATGAAAATCTACAACAAAGAATGGATAAGGCTAGAAGAGATGAACCAGAATGGAAAAGAGCCGCTGAATCTCATGACCCGACTCTTCCGATTCTTTCTGAAAAATGGGTTGAATATGATGTTAAAGTCGGAGAAACAAACACATCTTTGTTTGAACCAGGCACAAATTTTGATATGAAGAAATTTCTCAGGAAACTGAGAAAGAAACATGGTCTTCAAGAATTTCTTCCTGGCGAGAAATAATCATTTAGTTGCATGATAATCTGACACTGAAATATTGTTCTTGTACTGAAGACTAGGATTATCAACCATAGTAGCTTTGTGTTCTTTCACAATTCTCTCTGCTTCTTTTTTATAACCTCTAGCACCTATATTTAAATATTTTAATAATTGACCTTGATGTTCGTGTATTTTTTCTTCTTCTGGTGACGACTCTACTCCATCCGATCTCATAGGAGCATGAAGCAGTTGCCCTGACGGTATTTCGTGTATCGTGTGAATCAATTGTCCGCCAGTATATAGATGATATGCAATCATTTTACCACCCCACCCTATACTACGTCCTATACTCCTCACTTCTATGTCTGGTAAATGCCCCTCTGGTTTATTATTAGAATCTAATACGGGTAATGTGTGATCATATGTCCTAACATGAGATCTTTCTTCATTACTGTGTTCAAAAACACTACCTGTCGGTTCTATTACAGGATTACCTGGCTCATGTGGTATCATAGGTGCGTTATATGCAAATTCGCCACCTGAATCAAAAATACTCCCGTCCAACTTTGGCTCATTACTGAATAATGCTTCTATAACATATTTTCTTCTTTTATATTGATACGATTCTTTAACAGGTTCTTTTGCCGTAGGTATATGCTTTTCGATATTTTTATCCCAATGTGATTGTAATTTTTCTAGTCGTTGTACACTTTGATCACGATATACACTGTTTCCGTCATCTCCAGGAAAAGAAGCCCATTCTCGTGAAAGCATAGTTGAAGTATGTTGACTCATTTTATTGGTTTTTAAAAATTCCTCTACTGCCTCTGGTGTTTTTACTTTAAGTCTATATTGTAATAATTTAACAGCCATTTTGTCTTGCTCTTCTGGGTGCATACTTTCCCCCTTTAACCAGTCGTAGGTTTTTCCTATTATTTGATATCTACCAAAAGCATTACTACTGTCCCTTCCTCTGTTATACAACACAGAAGTTTTTGGGTGTTTGGTCAAATCCTCGACCTGAGCTCCGCCAAAAAGTGTATTATATCCACCTTTTTCGTATTTGGAAGTTCCCTCACCATCCGATATTGTATCTAGCATAGCTCTGGTATATGGTCCATAACCACCAGTTGAGGTCTGGGACGCAACAGGGGGGATCGTAGTGGGTGTAACAGGGGTTACTGACTTCGGTGGATCTACATTTGCTGGGATATATGGGGGTTCTGCCCGAGATCCAAACAAGCCAAGTGCTACCCCTCCTGCGATACCGGCAGCTGCTGCTAGTGGAAGTAGAGATTTTTCTTGTAATTCTTGATCCCATTGTTCCATCAGGTATAATATCTTCTTTATATTAGGCATCTACCACTATTTATAAATAATAATATGTTAAAGAAAAAAGACATAAATCGTCCAAGTTTGACAGAAATTTTACTAGAGAACGATGCTGTTGCTATCTCGTTTACGAAGGCAACCACAGGAACACACAGAAAACTGATCTGTTCATTAAAAAATATACCCACAAATCATTTGAAAACACTAAAATCAATTCTTGGTGGTGGAGGCGCCCCTGAAACTCTGGTAGTATGGGATGTATTAAACGGTGGTTGGAGAAGCTTCAGAATATCTAGCATCATCAGTGTAGATTTACCAAAAAACCACCAAGAAAATAAAAAGAAAAAAGAAAAAGAAGTTGATTAAAACTGTGTATGTGTTATACTTCACATATGAAAACCTATAAAATAATACCTTCTATTGAGGGGTCTCAATATCCTAGAATTACTATAAAGAAAAACAGCGAAGGCAAAGTAGTTATTTGTCTTGATGACTGGAATACCAAAGAAAGTGAAGATGGATGGTCTCCTTCAGAAATAGAGGAACTGATTTCATCACTAAACTTATCTTTGAAAAAAGCAAAACAGATAAATATTAATGAAAATACTGATTGTCTTTTTTCAGATGTAGGAGATAATATGTTAGAAAAACCTTCTAGACCAAAGTACACCGAAGAATGGGTTTCAAGATTGATCGAATTATCCAATGAGAGTGTATATTCTTATGAGAAGTACCTTCTCGATGAAATTGGTTATAAAGAACTAGCCGTTAAGATGAAAGCGTTGCAAAAGCATATTTTACGATATATGGGTGGAACGAAGAATATCGAAGATACCATCGAATAGACCATTTTGTCGGCGCCGACAATATGGGCTTGACAGACTGTCAAAATCCTAGTATAATATGGGTTATATGAAAACCGACTATAAAATATCGACCCAAGAAGAGTTAGACGAATATCTGAACGGTAAAGAGCATAAAGCACAAACAGAGACTCCGTTGATCTCCCCATCATTGTCTGATGTTTACAACATAATACAAACTCCAAATTCATCGTTTGGTATTGTTTCTGCGGTGCGATTTAATAACACAAACGAAGACAACGAAAAATCAGATAAAGAATTACAACTTCAAATTCAGGATAAGTATCTTTATAGAGACATTCGTGGGTCTTATACCCAAGACAATGGGTATGGAATCAGATATGAAGATAGTGTTCTGATTTTTGGTATATCCAAATCTGCCCTGATTTCTTTGGGGATACAGAACGGTCAACATAGTGTTTTGTACAAATATGGAGCAGAATTTTGTTCTATCGGGACAAACAAGACAAATGTTAGTGATGTATTATATGAGTTTAATATAAATGATGGGCAAGATTTATTAGAATTTGCTCAAAACAGTATTGTGACTTTTTTTGAAAAACGAAGAAGAAGTTCACGAAAAAACGAAAAATATACATTTATACCAGATATTAATGGTGTGTCAGATAATGTCATCCGACATAATACCTCGTCATATAAATTACAAGAACTGGAACCCTGGAGTTTGTACAAATGTATGCGTTCTGGACCAGGCGGTGACAGAGGAAAACAAAAGTGGATCACGATCTTTGAGAGAAATTATGATGAAGTTGAAAAACGAGACATTATAAATAATATATGAAAACCTTTATTCAACTATTGAAAGAGATGTCCAGTTTGAGTAGGGTCAATAGTCATGTAAAAACTCCATCTATGTCCTTTGGTGTTATTTCTGCGATGAAAGGTTTCGATGCCGATGCACTAGAGCATCAGGGTCTATCTGTAGATGAATTGAAATCGGTTAAAGATAAACATCATGCACGTAATGAAGAAAAACACATAGAGTTAAAAAAACAAGTCAGATCTATGAATTATGGATATATCGAGCATGATGGTCTTTGGACAAATGCAAAAGGGGTAGCTGGGTACGAAAAGAGCTTGCTAGTCCCACACATATCAACAGATGAATTGATTGCTTTAGGAAGTCACCACAATCAAGAAGCGGTTATTCATAAAAGTGGAACAAATTTTACTATGATTGATGTGGCATCTGGTAAAGGAATCATGGATTTTCAACACGGGAAAGACAAGAACCTAGATCTTGCAGCAGCAAGTACCAGAGATTATTGGTCAAGATTGAGGTATGGATCACATAGTGATAAAAAATATGTGTTTATACCCAAAGATACAGAAAATAGTCAATAATTCTCTGAAAAGAGCTTGACAACCCCTCATATCCTTGGTAGAATACACACTGTAAGATAATGGTCTCCGCACTCAGATCATTATAATCTTCTTAAATGAGTGTACATCTTAAAGGAAACGTATCATTATGCAAAAGTCGCAAACCAAGTTCAGTAAGCAGCGCAATGTCATCAATCATCTCTCGTCTGGTAAGTCTCTCACTGCTGCACGAGCAAAGTCAAAGTTCGGAGTAAAGAATCTGAGAGCATGCATCAGTTCTATTCGAGCGAAGGTAGAGACGTATGGAAATTGGGAAATCACAACCGATGGAAATGGTGCATACTCAATGTATGATACCCACCCAGGTCGTCGTACTTACACGTTCAATCGTGATGGTACACGCACTATGATCGCGTGATTCAAAACAAGTTTTATTGATTCGCAAGAGACCCCACAGTAATGTGGGGTTTTTTGTTATTTTAAACAAAACTGTTAATATTATTACTATTTGTATTATTATTAAAACTTGAGGTATTGTTACTATTTACCGAGAATCCTCGACGAGGTGGGAATCCACCGAAAGGAACTACCATTGGTTGAACTTCTGGTGGAATGGCAGGTATTATTGGTGGAGTAGTGGGAATCGGGGAAGCTTCATCTTCTTTGTTAATACCAAGAAGTTCTAATTGCTTACTATAATTTTTTTCCGCTTTTTGCATAATGTTATTTTCTGATTTCAAGAACTCTGTATCATCTCTTGTATCATCTGTTACGTAATTGAACATCTTAGGAACATAATGTCCAAGAGCTAAGAGACCTGCTGCTGCAAGTCCATATTGTCCATATTTTGCATATCCTCCAGATGCCAATTTGGTACCAAATGATTTTAATCCTGCGATACTAGCCATTTCTGATAATATTCGTGATGATTTAATAGTCATTGATGATTCAGGAATATCAATTGGATCTCCCATGGGATCTCCGATAACTCCCCACATGTTTTCACGCTTTCTGAGCAATATATCATTATCCATTGCAATTCGGCGAAGTTTGTTTTGGTGTTTTTTCTCAACACGGACATTTTCTTCTTTTTCCTTTTTTCCAAGTGCATCTTTGGATACATCTCCTTCAGTACCATAGGAATTAGTTATTGCATCTCCAGCCGCATTTCCAATCACACCTCCACCCCATGCTCCACCAATACCTCCAATTACTCCGCCTATCACTGATCCAACACCAGGAAAAATAGCTGTTCCTATAGCTGCCCCAGCTGCCGCACCTCCCCAAAATCCCAAACCGCTACCTACACCGGCACCAGTAGCTCTAATAGCAGTTTTTCCTATATTTTCAGCCGTTCCAGCTCCTTTTTCTTTATTTTCTTGCCATTCGTCCCGACCACCCAATCCTGCCTCCACCACACCTGTTACAGGGCCCCATAGAATTTTTTCATTTATCATGAATTTTTTTATTAACTTCTGCCTAATTTCTTCTTTAATAATAGGATTTGTATATTTAACAGAAAGGTTGGGATCTATAATAGTCCCATTAATAGCTATTTCATTATTTAATTGTTCAATTAAACATGATTTAAAATAATCTTTATATATTATTTTTATACTGTTAATAGATGTCATATTATCTTTTTAAGGTTATGTGACTTTTTTCTTAACAGGTTCTGCTTCAGAACTAAGAGGTCTTGCTTCAGCTCCTACTTTACTTATTACTTTATTTACTGCGGAACCTACTGCGGAACCTGCTGAGGATACTGAATCTACTGCGGAACCTACTGCGGAACCTACTGCGGAACCTACTGCGGAACCTACTGCGGAACCTACTGCGGAACCTGCTATTGTTGGTCCACCTTGACTACGACCAGCCTGTTGTAGTGCAGCATTTGTGTTAGCTTCCTTCGTTTGACGGTCAGTTTCTAATGTGCTTGCTGGTGTTGCTGCTAGTGGTTTTTCTGGACCATCAAGTTCTACAAAATTTCTAGTACTCATTCCACCTGCTCCACCTGCTCCAGCTGCACCAGCTGCACCACCTGCTCCGGCTGCTCCGGCTGCACCAGCTGCACCAGCTGCACCAGCTGCTCCACCTGCTCCGGCTGCACCAGCTGCACCAGCTGCTCCACCTGCTCCGGCTGCACCAGCTGCTCCGGCTACTCCGGCTGCTCCGGCTGCACCACCTGTATTTGTTTGTGTTCTTTGAGATTCACCTTCGGGATTACTGCCTTGCCAACCAGCCTTCCCTCCTCTTCCACTATACTCAATGTTTGTAGCCATTCCTTGAGCATTTATATTACCACCCACAGTTCCTGTATTAGTTACGGTTCCTACATTATTATTACCCGTTGTAGCGTCTCCACTTCCAGTACGTACTGTGTTATTTGTGGTAGTGTTATTAGAGTTTGTGTTATTGGAGTCTCTGTTATTGTTGAATGATTTTTTATTGTCAGAATTAACTTTTGTGCCAGCGCCAGCGCCAGCGGCAGAATCTTCTGCATCTTTTACTACCTCTGTATCAACACCAGGATCTGCTCCAAACATATTAGCAACGGCATTAATACCTAAACCAAGTGGTGATGAATTCCATATTACTTTTCCCACATCACCAGCTGCAGCTAATACATTACCCTTACCGAGATTTTTTTCAGCATCCTTTGCATTTTGATAGGCCCAGTACCTACTCCTCGGAGTAGTTACGGTTTTATCTTCTAGTATAGTAGGAGAATATTCTATTAGTTTTTGTTCTAATAGCATACCTAATTTCTCATTCATCGATTCATGAATAAGAAGTTTAGCTTTATGAAGATTTTTGTTTATTATATGAAATACGATTTCTTGTGTTTGTTTACTCATACATTATATATACAAAACAAAAAACCGGCACCTTGGGGTGCCGGTCTCTTTTGTATAATAAAAATAATATTATAAATTAGGCAAATAATGCACTAACCCAACCAACAACCTGCTTTGCGCCTGCAACTGTGAACGGAAGCACTGCGAGCAAAACTCCGACTTGCAAGGGGCATTTCCAAGAAAAGCAACACTTTGAAACGACTGGACATGATTTTGTACTCATATATTATCTCCTTTCTTTATAAAATTAGAACTTAATTCCGAGACTGGCAGTCAGAGTATAATTTTGCTCTGCACTTGCTGTGACGTTTTGATATACTGGAAGCGCGATACTAGTGTCTAAACTAATATTATCTGTGATGCTCCATTTGAGATCAGGGCCCACCAAGATGTTTTGCTGACCGTCAGAGTCTACTGTATAGTTCTGCCATACATTCAGACCTAGATCTAGGTTCTTTGAGAGACTATGAACCCATGAGGAATTCATAGTAAGAATATCCTCTGTGACCTTACTACCGAATGCCAATGAAAAGGCATCTCCTGTAACAAATTCATAATTCACCGTCTGAATAAACTTTGAGTTCCATGGCAAAACAACAGTAACAGCACCACCAAGAGATGGATCAAAAGACGATGCACCATATACAGTATTCATCGGTGTATCAAGACCAACACGCAAAGCAAGGTCTAGTTTTTCACTAGCAAATGCATCCCATGTGAGATCAAGACCAATAGCACCTAGTTCTGTGGTTTCCTCAATATAGACAGGAATGGTCAAAGAAATATCTAGTGAATCCGAGAGGTTATAATTTACTCCCTGAAGGAACTGAATAAGAGTTGGTTGAACGTCACCCTTGTAGTTTACAATCGAAAAGGTTTCGGTTACTGAAATCTTATCTGTGAAACTCAATGTAGATGGACAATCAGGTTTCCCTGTGGTTGGGCAGACATTTTGAGCGAAGACTAAATTTGCGGCCGCTGCGGATACTAATACTGATGCAATTACTTGTTTAAACATTCTTTCTCCTGTTTATGAATTAAATTACCGAGAATTCGGCGTGTCTACTATGTATGTCAGAGCAAGGACAACTTGGGTCTAAAATAGAGGATTTTCGAAAAAGCTTAGGCCTTTGTTGATTTTTGACGTAAAAACTCAGTTTATCCACAACCGTATGCCGACACCATACGCTGTATTAGTATCAACCGTGAACATTCGCACCTCTCGGCCAGCAAGAGCCTCAATCACCTTTTTGTCTGTAAGAATGATATCCTGAATGTCATTCATATCAGAGTCAGTTGGCGCAACCACTCTAGAACATATAGTTCCTTCGATTCTTACCGGCAGTTCTATCGTATCTTTGAGATAATCCCGTATGATTTCATCATCATCACCTTCATCCACCTTTACCCCCTCATCCACTCCATCCTCATCCATTTCGGGCTCGCCAGGGATCTTGGTAATAAAATTATACTCTCCATTAGCAAACTCATGCTCGGCACGGGGAACTTCATAATATCGTTTTAGGTTTAGATGTTTTGCCAATGCTCTTTCCCAACACGCACCTTTGGAGAACTGAAACCCCGATAGCATATAAATTGCCTGACAGGTTATCAATGCCTCTATGTCTCTTCGAGCGCAATCTTCATAATCATAATCACTAGGAGGGTTTATTCCTTTTTCTTTGTCCATTCGAGCTGGATTGATGACATCCCACCCGGCGACCTCTAATTGTCTTTCTTTGGCAAAGAATGCGTCCCAATTATTGTTCGGGAGACCAGTCATTGCCCCAGCGATATAAATTTTTGGCAATTTCATAATGTTATAGTATACTCTATAGATTAGATTTTGTCAAGTTTTTGGTCGAAAAAGTGGATAAAAGTGGGTAAAACTTATAAATATAGTATGGAATCAACTATTGAAAAAATTGCAAGAATATATCTTGTCCGACTAAATGGCGGCGGTAAATACACTGGGGTTACAACTAATAGCATAGAAAAACGATGGACACAGCATTGTTATGCTGCAAAAGTTAACAAAACTAAATCTGTGCTACATGCTGCCATACGAAAATATGGTGCAGGTGCATTTACAACAGAAGAACTCTACCAATCTACCGACCTTGAGCATACCTTGAATGTGAAAGAAATGGAATTTATCGTGGAACACAAAACTCATGTATCTGAAGGCGGGTATAACTTAACACTGGGCGGAGAAGGGATGGCTGGTCATGTTCCTTCTGAAGAAACACGGAAAAAAATGTCTCTGACAAGAAAAGGAAGACGTTTTTCAGAAGATCATCGTCGAAAAATATCCAAAGCAAATACAGGAAAAGTTCGTTCAGATGAAGCTAAACAAAAAATGTCTTTGCATGGTAAAAGTCCTTCCAAAGAAACACGGCAAAAAATATCTAAAGCAGGAAAAGGAAGAGTTCATTCTGACGAATCCAAACAAAAAATGTCAAAGGCTAAAAAAGGGAAACCTATTTTAGCAGAAACTCGACTAAAAATGTCAGAAGCGAAAAGGGGCAGAATTATTCCAATAGAAACTAGACGAAAAATGGCAGAAAGTCAAAAGTTGCGTCGATTACGACAGGTATCGCCACCGTTATAGGTTTTTTTGCTTCGGCTTCCAGTCACGCCATAAATCTTTCCAATAACCTAGACGCTTGACGTAGCGTCGTGAAATGCGATTATTTTCTATTTCAATATAACTGTCCCCCACGTCGTTCAGATGACAATAATATTTTGGACACCACGATTTCGGATCGTTATCTTCTCTCATCATTACGCCAGGAGACGGCTTAATGGTCTTCCGTTCTTTAAACGGCGTTAAGATTCCAGGCAACTTATTGATGTTGAAGAAATAACCAATAATGTCGGTGTCGGTCTGGTCACTCCACCAGAGAGAAAATTCTTGTTCGGTCATATTAGGATACCAAATATATCCTCTATGTCCATGATCTTCAGATAGGAAAACTTCAATGGTGTTATCACGCGACATCGATGTTCTTCTTTCTGTTGATATAAATTGTTTCTCCTGCTCGAGTCACGATCTTCAATACGATATCTGTATTCTCCCAAAGATCATGTAGTTCTTTGAGTTCGGGAATATCATATATTCCTCTAGATGACATTCTACGACCAAATTGTTTGCGCACAATCCACTGACTTGTACCAGCATATCCAAATTTTTTACAAATTGCGTTAATATACTGACGAGTACACAAAGTGCTTAATGCTGGATTGAATGGATTCACGCCTCGAATATTCTTTGAATTATACGATTTAATATAGAAATATTCTAGAAATATTCGTTCTGTCTTTGTTAAATTTGCGAGAGTGTTAGTAACGGTAGTTGAATTATTATTCATCTGTCTCTTTTCTTAAAATGTTATCTAGGTATTCTTGCTCATCAGTCGCCAGATAGGTTGTGTTTGATAAATGCATTGACAGCAATTGTTCTGCCAATGTCTGAGCTTTTTTGTAACAAATATCACTATAAAACAGGTCATTTTTGGTATTATGTAGATGTGATTGATCTACCCAATAATGAACCTTCTCTAGCATATGTGTTACTTCGTTGTCCATACTATATTTATTCGTATGGATCATCTTCTGAATCATCGTCGTCTGTTTCTTTCTTAAGCATATTAATAAGTTCTATGCTTTTGATCTGATTGGTCTCAGTCATAAACTCTATGCCTCGTTTGTACATATCAGGGTTAACTTCTTTGACATAATCCATGAATATTAACAATCCATAGATCAAAGCCTGTATCTCTTTCGATTGAGTATCTGTCTCTGCATCAATATTTTTAGCTAGTTCGTTGTAAAAAAAATCATCCATGTGTTATACTTTCTTTGTTGAAGGTTGTTGTAAGATCGGGTTTTCTGATGCGTATCTTATCGTGTGTTTATCAGCATGTTTATGCCTTAAAGCCGCCAGCACTACTACTGGTTCTATATGTGTTGCTGCCCAGTGTGTTGTAAAACTGCTAGCATGTGAGGATGATAGAGCTTCCAAAACTGCAATTGTGTCTGCATGGGAATTCAAATAGCCTACTTTTTTCATCGTAAATACTCGATTATCAATTTAGTTGCTGAATATCCAACAATAAAACATATGATTGCTACGAGTGTTTTATCTAATATTTGTTGTATTTTTATTTTCATTTAATTATATCCTTAAAAATTGGGTTCATTCTTGCGATATCTACTGTAGTGGAATTTGCCTTATGATGTCGTAGAGCAGCTAGAATCACCACTGGATCACTGTGCCTGACTGCCCATCGAGTTACTGTATTATCAGCCAATATATGTGCTAGTCCAGCTAAAGCTATTTCTTGGTCCTCCATCCTTACTGCATGATGTAGTATATACACATCATATGTGGTACGCTCTAAAATACGCATCCAATGAGCTTTGTTGTGGGCTGTGAGCTCAATTGACACGCCAACACATGGATTTATCATTTAGTAGTCTCCTTAAGACTGTCACCGACATCCTTCGCAGTTTTCGCATTGTAGTCCACAGACACCAACACCTTTGCATACTCTCCTGTTTTCTGTATGACCTGTTGTAGACTTGCAATAGTTCCATATCCATAGAACTCTTCGCCGACCATTAACATTGGCCCACCCTCAAAATCTATCATGTTTGGTGCTACTCTTATAAACTCCGATACTCCACTTACCTCAAAGATGCCTCGTTCCATATCAATCCACTTAACAGTTCTTGCGGTAGAATATCTACTATGTACTGTGAATTTATCGTTCATTTTAATTCCTTTTCTTTTAACAAATACGAGTTTGATACAACTTTGAAGTTCAGACTTCCATCACAGGCTTTGAACACAAGCCCTTCGCGTTCTTGTTTGTCATTCAGTGCTGACTTTCCTTCTGCCAGCAACAATAATTGACTGACAGTGCCGGGATGCAAATCCTCGTTCATCAAAATAATAGGAACATGGTCAAGACCCATACTCTCAATTACCATTCGTCTGTATTCTGGCTTTAGGAATTTGCCTGATTTGATATGGTATATATCATACACATAAAATGCGTGTTTCGCAAGCTTATAGATATTACTTTGTATGCCGGGTCCAACTAACTCTCCTTGAATAGCCCAATCGCTGGGATTAACATGGCGGCAACACCGCATTTTACTTTCAATATCGTTAGCTCTAACGGTGTCCCAAAAAGTATTACCTACTGACTCCATTAGATCTATGTTATGACTACACACACCAAATACTCCATTGATTAAATAGCATGTTGCTGCGGATCCTTCAAGCTTCTCTGTAATTTCAAAGAGAGTATCTTTTGCTTCAAAGATTTCTTTTGATAAATTTTGAGCTCGTTCTTGATTCGATCTAGGAATCGAGGAAGGATAATTGCCTTTTGCTACTCCACTTAACTGTGCCGTCAAGGATGGAGTCCACAGGACTATTCCTAGAAGTTCTGTGACATCTAGACCCTCGACGAATTGATCAGGGGTGATTCTTGATTCGTCGGTTCTTGTGTCGTACATACAAGCCGAATACAGATCCAGCACCAGCCCCTGACTGATTTGCCCACGCAAAACTATAGTCCGCAGTCGTTCGCCTGGCCCATGCCCCATAAACTCACGAGGGGTTTTGTCTTTGCTCAAGAACGGTGCCACATGATGCGGCACCCATGAATCAATCTCGATATAGACTACGAGTTCGCCTACTTCAAAATCTCTTTTTCTGACCACGACAGACCAGCCACCAACCTTGGCACACTCGATGTTATCGGCGCCCTCGATAGGATGGATTGAATCTATTTTTCTTATTGTTGCGAGTTTTCTCATTTTGATTCTCCTATTAATTTTCCGTTCTTAACCAATAACCATACTTCCCATTCATTTGATTCACACAGTTTCGTTGTGTATTTCATCGCATCGGCATTATTGTCAGCATCGGATTTAGAGGTATCAACCCCCTGAAACCTAGCAGAATCAACCCAGAGATCGTTGTCATCTACATAAATTATTCTGTAGTATGTTAGAGGATCTAGTGCATAATCAGGATATGAGTATCCTCCACTTGTATCAGCTATTGATTCCTCTCTAGAATGGTAGCAAATGGCCAAATATTCTAGTTTACGGAGTTCGTGGTCTGTTTTCTTTTTCAATCGTTCGTCCTTTCAAAGCAATGAAATACTAATTTACCGCCATCCAACTGATAAGTGCCAACATAGGCGCTGTTTGGATTTACGGTTACTCCAGTTCTATAAATTTCGAAAGTTCGTGTGATGTGGTGGGTGTTATTAGCATCAACTAAAGCCCAAATACACGGAACCTCATATGGTATTCGATCAGCAAATTTTTGTGTCTGAATGGTTAGAATTCTAGCATTTACTGGCATTACAATTGTTTGAACATCTGTCGATTCTTTCAGTTCATCGGTCGATCATCGGTCGATTCTTCTTTTGATAATTCCAATTTCCATTTTGCAACTTGATTCTCGTACTCGATTTCATTCATCAGTTTTTGTACTTCTGTTTGAGGATGTTCTGGCCGGTGATTCTTCCATGATTTCCACACGCGACATTCTGCTTCTGTTGTAGATTTCGATTCTGTTCCTATGGCACCAAGTTTTATTCCAGAACTCATCAGGAGCACCTTATGCCCAGGAAGTATCTTTTGAAAGTCTCTTTCAATACATTCCCGAATAACTTGCAATCTCGCAGAGGGTATCTCATGTGGTAGAGTTATTACAAACACATCGCCAGGGTTCACCTGAAGTCGTTGCATATCACCAATGAATAAGATGTCCATCTGTTCTGTTGGATCGAGTGGCAAAGCCGCAATCTTCTCCTGGAATTCCCGCTCACGCTCTGCGAACGATACCGACATCAGGGGATGATCGCCAACCATTTCCTTCAGCCGCTTGATTTCGATCAGTTGATCAACGAGCCAAGATTTCTCTTTGTGTGTGCTATCTGTTGGTTTATCGTCTTGAGCACCAAATCGTTTCGTGATGTTTTTAATCCAATTTTTCATTTCCACTCCAATCCTGTTGTAGTTTCTGACTTTTCTCTTGCAAGAATCACTCGATTTACTTCAATCGTGGTTTGCATATCTGTCCACCATTTCTGATATTGAGGGCTGGCACGAATCTCGTCGATGGTGACTGGTGTATAATTTGTGTGTTCCACACAAACTGAGTAATATTGTGGATCAGGCTCTACAGGACTGTAACGGGGCACCCTGTCCAACATCACTCTTTCGGCATGAAGATGCGCGTGGATGTTCAACCATTTTCTGCCGACCTTTGCGCTCCCCCTGCCCAAACTTTGTGGATGAACAGGAATGTGAGAAAGAACTTCGTGCGCCAGAGTGTGCGTGGCACGAATATCATAAAAATATTTAGAGTACTCGCCCATAGTAAGTTTGTCGTGATTCCCCTTTATCAAGACTTTCTTGCCGTTGAGTTGTCCCAAGATCTTTAGGTGTTTGTTTTCAAAGCATATGTCTCCGAGCATATAAACCTTATCGTCTGCACGAACAACTTCATTCCATCGTTGCAACATGATTGCATCACCTTCGGCGGCATTGGCATATGGTCTAACCTTTTCGCCATTATACCGTGTGAACTTATAGATATTGTCGTGCCCAAAATGAGGACACCCGATCAAAAATGTTGCTTTGCTCATTTTATAGTTACCAATGCGTATATAATTCCGAACAATGTTGTTACGATCATGAACCATGCAACACAAGTCCCTATTCTATCCCAAAGTTGTACGATTGTCAATGGTTTCATTTTATGATAAGTCAATATATTTTTTCTTTTTGTAGTTCTTTTCTTCTTTGTCTAGTCTAGTTATCATTATTCCCCATATAATCATCATGGAGGACAATGTTATCACATCAATCAATAAGATATATTCGATCAATCCCACGGATCAAGCCCAATTGATCGTATATCATCCCAATACAGTTCTAGGTTTAATTTGTCGTGTGCCTTCTCCATGGCACTATTTGCAACACTACATTTATTCTTGGCATCATTAATTGTCATACGAGATCTGAAAGTATCAGACCCCTTTAGTTTCTTTGTTATTTTTTTCAATGTATCTGTAGCTTTATTGGCTATTGCGATGGCCTTATCTAATTTCCGTTCTGCGATTTCTACATCAGAACCCGGCTGAGGTTCATCGTAATACATATCAAAGTCATCGTATGTTGACATTTATTTTTCATTTCTTGAAATGATCGGCATTGATCTGAATGTACTTGTACCATTCGAGTGGCAAGTCGTCTTTAGTATAGATGGCCTGCACAGGACATTCATCAACACACAATCCGCAGTCGATGCATATTTCAGGATCTATATAAAGTTGAGGCACTTCAGGATGTTTCGCAGAACTCCTTACTGGATGGATGCAGTCCACAGGGCAAACTTCGATACAAGAACCGTCCTTTGTTCCAATACACGGCTCGGCAATTACATGTGTCATTTGAATTCTTTCATTGCTTGCAGTATTTCATCTGCAATAGTTTGAGGTTCCATTTGCACTGCCGTATGTGTAGCGCAGAGCACAATAATAACTGACCCATTGTCATTTTGGTGTTTAATTAAAGTTCCAATTCGACATAACGAATCATCATGTCCATTCATCAGAGCTTTTAATTGTCTTGCACATTCTTTTTTATCAATTTTGGTTATTTGTTCCATGTGTTTATTATACCATAAAGCTTATGCCTTGTCAAGCGGTTCGTAGATAATTATTCGTGTATTGATGTCATTTATGAGTGGCTGTAATGCCGCCTCAATAAGAGGTTTCACATCGAGCCAATTTAGTCCACCAAGACCACAACCAAGTGCTGGAATGGCAATAGACCGAATGTTTTTTTCTATGATCACTTTTGCCAATGCCTCCAGTCCTGATTCAATATCTTCCATTCGACTATTGTCTCGCCAATGCCGCTTGGTAGGGAAGTTGATGATGTATCGTGGTGCTGGTACTCCAGTCTCATAGACGAGCATTAGTCCAGGCTGTACCTTTCCCAATCTACATTCCTTAACATAAAGCATGAAGTTATTAGTAAAGGCTCTTTTGAAGTGTAATGCAATGCCTGCGCCCATTACACCAACACAGTTCACAGTATTCACCAATGCCTCTGCATCGCTCTTAAGAATATCGCCGTTTTTATATTCGATCATATTATGCACTGAAAGACGAACCACAGCCACATGAAGTGGAGGCATTAGGGTTATCAAAAACAAATCCTCGACCCATTATTGCATCTTTATAGTCTATTGTTAGCCCATTAAGATAAAGATATGACTTGGGGTCGCATATAATACGCACAGTAAACGGTTCATCATTGCTCCGTTTAAATGAATGTTCCCATGTCTCATCGTTTTCTTTCAGATTCTCTGTTAGATCAAGGATATAGGAAAATCCTGAGCATCCCCCGCCCTTGACGCCAACACGCAAACAAGTCTTGCTCGCATCGAGCTCTTGATATAGAATGGTGGTGTCGAGTTCGCGAGCTGCTGTTTCAGTGATAAGAATAGGCATGTTCTTCGTTATATTTATACTAATTTAGCTGAGATTTTTTTACTATCAACTTTGCTGGCGCAAACGCTCAGCATCTTCGTCCGCATCTTTTTGCTTATATGCCTCTGTTAGCATCTCTAACATCTCATCATCAGATGCAGTTCTAACAAGAATATCAGCTTCTGCCAATGGATTCCTGTCTATCCACGGTGTCTCTTTTAGAGCTCTGGTATTAGCTTCATATATAAGTTCTTGAACTTCTTCTAGTCTTACTGTAAGACTGCCAAGATCAATCACATCTTCTTTTGGTGTCTCAGCGATCATCTTCTGTAATGTATTGCGTTCACCAAGTAATTGCTCTAATGATGCTTCACTCATCTGTGTGTGTCCTCTTTTTTAATGATTGAATAAATCCAAACGCTGACTACAAGAATTGGAAACAGTAATACCACTAACATTGATCCAACAAAATCTTGAATTGATAGGATTGTATTAATCATTTGCACCTATCGTAAACATATTTCCGTACCAACCAACAAAACAGAATGATTCCTAGAACCATTCCGCCGATTAGTTTAAGATTTTCTGATACTGTCGTCATGTCATCCATTATAATTTTCCTTCTCTAAACTTTGCGTTGTTGATATTTGTCTCTTCTGACTCAATTGGCTCAATGTGATACATCGAATATGCTCTACTCCCCTTTTCGGCAATTCGGATGATTCCTTGTATTAGTCGAAGCATAACTGCTGCATAGTTATCAGTAGACTTCGTTTTCACAAACAATACCCCATTCACGAACTCTAGTCCATGAGTAAGGCATACATCTTTTCTATGATTCACATTAATAGTATTTTGATACTCTGATAGATACATTGTTGGGTGTTGATCCTTGACCCAACGAACGGTTTCTCCCAAATCAGTAATGATAAAGTGGTCAGTCTGTTCGTCGATAAAGATGTCGATTACGGTGCCATCAGGAAGTATAAACGGGGTACGGAACCGAATATATTTGTTTACATAAGTAGGATGAAACAATCCTTCTATTGTGCCATCCATGAAGTTTTGCACGAATGGATTATCCCACGCTGATTTATTTTCGTTCATTTTGTTTTCCTAATAATAGTAATAGTTAAAATACCTTTCTTAACCAACCAAATACAAAATACAACTCCAACAAGGAATCCAACACCACAACTTACGAAGGCAGTTAAAAATACAGTCATGTTAATTCCTCTGGCGTTCCAAGTGGATCGTATCCAACATTATCATTCTCCGCTTCTGTCCAAGTCTTATGGATAAGCAATCCGTCAAAATCAAGACTCCAATACCAGCCCTCGGTAAGTTCGGCGGGAGTTAGTGCGAGTTCGATATCCTCACTCAATTCTTCGTATCGGTCTTTTGTCATGTATTTATTATACCTTAAAAGTGGGTGTTTGTCAAGTGATTTGTGTGTTTTTTCGTTATTTTCGACATTTTACTCATCTGTTGTATAAATATAGCAGATGATTACTGATGTAGCAAAGGTGGGAAGAATATATCTAGTCCGTTTAAACGGAGAGCCAAAATATGTTGGGTTTACTACACAAGGTATAGAAAAGCGATGGGAAGAGCATTGTTGGAAAGCAAAAAATAACGGTATAAATGTTATTCATGCCGGCATCCAAAAATATGGTAAGGATGCCTTTACAACCGAAGTACTTTACCAGTCGGCCGACCTCGAGCACACACTGAATATTAAAGAAAATCAATTTATTATGGAACATAAAACTCATGTTTCTGAAGGTGGGTATAATTTAACAATGGGCGGGGAGGGAATGATTGGTGCTTCCGATGAAACCAGACGAAAAATATCAAAGGCCGGAAAAGGAAATCGAAACGCTGTTGGGTATATTCATTCTGAAGAAGCTAAACAAAAAATGTCTGATGCGAAAAGGGGAAAAAGCAGTGGTCGTGTTTGTTCTAAAGAATGTAAACAAAAAATATCTGAAGCTAAAAAAGGCAAATACCCTTCTGAAGAAACTAAATACAAAATGTCTATTGCTAGTAAGGGAAAAGCAAAGTCGTCCGAACATCGTAGAAACGTTTCTTTGGCAAATCTAGGGAAAGTTTTATCTGTAGAACATTGTCGAAAAATATCCGAATCACACAAAGGGAAATGGCATTCTGAAGAAGTTAAACTAAAAATATCAGAGTCTCTAAAGAAGCGAGCCGCTTTGCGACGCCTGACAATTATTCATAATCCCTGATTGCAATTCCCACAGGAAATCTAGGAACGTTATTGGCCGTAGTAAATCCTTGATGCCTAATTGTGAGTAGCTTACCAACAACAAGTGTTGGATTCTTTAAATATGGTTTTAAATTCTCCAACGCCCCCTCAAGCTTGCAGTTGAAAGTGTCACCATTCTTTGTGACACAGCAAAATACTGCACACTCCGACATTCGGCCCCGACCTGCTTCTACACCGACTATTTGAAACTCCGAATCATCAAAATCTTTTAATTTCTGAAGATTATAAGATCGCTTGCCAATTTCATACATCGAGTCAGTATTTCTACACATCGACCCCTCATACCCCCTGAAACGATCCAATTCAAAGCACTCCATAAGCTGATCTTCAGATATTACGTTTCGTGTCTCTACTGCAATTAGGGGGGACTTCAACCCCAGCCCTTCAATAGTTTTAGAGCGATAGCTGAATGGTAAATCGTCGGCTATTAAGTCGTAAACGTGATATTCCACCACTTCATGCCCAGCCTTTGGTGTGTCTTGGCGAACAAAACTAACAATTTCTTCAAATTTATTTTTATACATATGGTTATACAATTCACCATCGAAAATTAAATTCTCTGCATTGGCTCCTAGCGTCATTTCTACTGCACGAGCAATATGCGGCACGCCAGTAATAGGTTTACGGGTACGAGACCACAAAGTGCATTTGCCGTTTTTCACAATTGCAATACATCGAATACCGTCCAACTTTGGCTGACAATGTGCTGGAAAAACGATCTTATGAGCGTGATCCCTAAACTTCTGAGCCAGCATCGGTTCGATTCCACCTAAAATGATTTTATCGACCTTACCGCTTTTTGTTTTGGCTATGCTATCTGAATAACCCCCCTTAAGTTTCTTTTCCCATTGAGCATATGCCTCAATAAGTGCTTGTTCGCCAGGTGAAGTCTCATTGACCTTGCCGATGTTCTTTCCATCAAGAATCATCTCGCTGGTTGTCTGAAACTTTCCGCCGACCTGACCATACACTTTCGTGATGATGTTGCCGTGGACGGTAATTGTCCATTGCTGAACACTTCCATTGCTGTTCAGCGAATAGAGTGAAGGTGTCAGACCATTAGGGTACGGTACTGTTTTTGTTTTCATTGTGATTTTGCCTTGATTTTGAAATATGCTTCTTCTGCTTTGGCAGCTCGTCGATCCATAATTTCTGCTTTGCTCCAAATCTTTTGAGCCGTTTTCGCGAAAGCACTTGCTTCCTTGTCGAGTGCGTTGGTTCGATCCTCGAGTGTTTGCCATTTAGAATAGGCATTACTCTCTTTTGCTGATACTTCTTTCATTTTGATTTTGCTTTCTTGTTATTATAATAGGCAGATTCCGCCTGCCAGGTTTTCCATTCTGCTCGATCCAGTACTCTACACATACTTGTATAGGCATCATATAACTTATTACATTCTAATGCTATGCCTTTTTCTGCTTTTTCTAGAGCCTTCCACTTTTCGCGGGCTATAGTTGATTTATTAAGTATTTTCGGTTTCATTTTGATCTCGTCTTTTTAATTTCTTTTACTTTCATCTCTACTTCCTTGACTTCCTTGTCTGAAAGACCAAGAAAATCTTGAACTGTACCAGTCATCCAGCCACTTTTCATCTCTTCTTCTTCTTCCTTAAGAGCATAGTATTCTCCCTCAGCTTCGTATTCCAATTGAACAGCCTTATTGAGTGCAGCTGATGTTTTATTGTTCGCTATACAAGACTTGTTATCTGCTATATCGGCTGCTTTTGCTGCCTTTGCCAGAAGTTTCCACTTTGTATAGGCCGCTTTGGATGGTTTTGGTTTATGTGGTGTTTTGATTGATTTAGATTTCACGTAATTTCCTTTTGCGCTCTGAAGTCGCTAATTCCTTGTTTGCCAATCATGTCTCCGGCATCAACTGCCGCATTTTGATCAACCAAATACTCTGCAATAGCTTCGTTGGTCTCATCTTCGGTGTTGAATCGAAGGGGCTGATCATCGTCTAACCATCCAGCATCATCTCAACCATAAAAAAAGTTGTGTGCTACATACCAATGTTGTTTTGTTTTCATATTAGATTTCTTTGTGGATATAAAATGTGATTCCGGCCTTCTTGCGGTTCTTCATCACCTTCTCATAAGTAGCACGAATCCGCAGCATCATGAATGAACTCTTGACGAGGAATCCATGATCTCTTATGCCATCCGCAAAAAAGTAACCAGTACCAGTCTGTGCTTGTTTCTGAGCACGAGTAAGCTTCTTGAATGCTAACTCCATGCCAGGCATGTCTTTAGATTCGATGGTGAAGGAGTATTCTTTAGACTTGAGGGGTGACTTGAGGGGTGTTTTCATGTGGTGTATTCTCCCATAATGTTGTAAGGGTGTCAAGCTGATGGGGTGATAATTTGTCATAATTTGTACTGTGGCCATGTGTGTAAGCGTAAACGCTAGCGCGATACTATCAACTTATTTCGTGGCGGTTGTGCCATTCTCATGTTATGTCGCACTGGCCGGAACCGTTGCTTCCCCACGCTTGCACAGTGCCGTCGGCGCGAAGGGCGATGGTGTGATGGACACCCCCTGCAATCTGTTGGATCATATTAAAAATTGGATTCTTTGATACGATGTTTACCGTAAACATTGTTGCTTCTTTGTGTCTTAAAACTGCCAACAATACTCTTGCATCTCTGTGTTGTGCTGCCATATGTACTGTATATAAGTCAGCACACGAGTGCGCTAGTGCAGCCAGAACCACTATTGGATCAAGGTGATTCGCGGCAAACCGTGTTGTTGAGAAATTAGACTTACCATCTGCTAGAGCCTCTAGTGCCCATGCTGTGTCAATTGATCGTGCTGCAATTGGAATTGTTCCTGCGTCCATGTCTTTTATTCCTTACAGGGGATATTGCGATACCCGCCTTCTACCTTTTCTGTAATGTTAGATTTCACGAGCATAATGTGCATCTTTTCTTCCATGACTGTGAACTCAGCCTTTGCTGTTTCTACAAACTGTTGCGCTTCAAGTACATTGTCGCAAGTGAACTCTAGTCTGATTGTTATTTCTCTGCTCATTTTGTTTCTCCTTCTGTCCTTATTAGTGGGACAATTTCTGTGTATTTTGGAATCAGGTTGCGTAGATAAGTAAGCCATCGAGTTTGGAAATCGAAGCGTCGAGTTTTCTCGCAGTGCAAGGACAATGCTTTTTGCTCTGTCTTAACAAACGATGATTTTGCCCACACTTCGACGACAGCCGCAGCCGCCAACATCTCCACCTCAGCATAAGACAATGAGTGTTCCGCAGCTGCGATCTGTTCTGTTAATCTAGTAAATGTCATTTCGGTCTTTGGAATCAAACATTTACCAGTAACATGGTCGATTTGAGCTTTGCCCCTCTTCTCATAATTAATTACCGTCGGCCATGAAAGTAAATCTTCACGCTCACAAGGAGTGCCATCGACATCTCTATAATTATCGGTGTCCTTCATGGTTTTTAATTCCTCAAGAGTTGGCGTACTGCGCCATTCCCCCTGATAAAGAATCCAAGCTGGTGTGCCATCATCGTGATTTTCTGTGTAATCAATTATAGACATTTGTTTTCTTTCTTTACGATGCAATCTGTTCAATGAACTTCGTTAAAAGAGCCTTACTTACAAGGTTTGGGCTCATACTCTTACGAAACGCCGTGCATACCTTTGCAACCGATACTGATCCTCTTTGCAAGTTATCCAGTTCGTTATCGTCGTCGATTGCGAGAGCCGATCCACGAACAACATACATCTCGTCATAACCATTATATCGTGAACCTTGATCGGCGACAAAGAATCCTTCTTTCTTGAAAGATGATTGCTTTGCAGTCTTATCGGCACCTTTACTGTCAGGATTGGTAAACGCCGATACACAATTATCATGAATTGTGGATTTATTGTAGATATAAAATCCGATCACATTTGCTCCAGTTTGTTCTGCATGAATCCGCAACATGACTTTTGTAGACATTGAATTGTACGAATAATAATTATGTTGATCGTCATCTTTCCAATTCTTATCAAAATACTTTTTGGTGTTGTATGTTTTCTTACTTGCAGGATCAATAAGAAATACTTTGCTATTTGCATTGCTGTTATATGCAGTACCACCTTCACCGTCAGTAAGGAAGATGGAGCTGCAAATCTGAATGTTATGCTTCTTCTGAAATGCGTTCACAATACTAGATGCCGCAACAATACACTCGTTAAGTGGAGTAGAGTGCAAAACCAACAAAGGCGAAACTGCATTTCTTTGGGATATATTAAACATATTTGCCAATGCAGATGTCATTTCTTTCATTGACATTGACGAGCTCACAAAGTTCAACAATGCAAAATTATCTAATTGCATGATGCTGGAGTCCATTTTTGGCGCTCCACTCATACATTGGCTATCGTTCGTGTATGGTGTGCCATCTTTTGATTTCCACGAACCACACTTAACTGATTCAACATCGCCAAGATTTTCGCCCATCATTTCAAGACGAACATGAACACTAGAGAACGAATAGACCTCAAATGGAATGTTGCATTTCTTGCAAAACAAAGCAATGAGAAAGCATTGTTTGATCGTGTCCTCGATGCAATCTGTCATAGAACTCGACCAGTCCACGAACATAACAACGCCGTGATTTTTACCTTCACGAATCGTAACATGACGAGCAAAAATATCTTCTGAAAACTTATATTTCATCATCTTGACACAATCCAAGATTCCTGTCTTGGATATGTTTGTTCTCTTGTGGGCATCTGCAGCCTTCTTCATCTCGAATTGTTTGACCAAGATTCCTACTGATTTCTTGGATTGAGTGATGAATGTTTTTGCTTTGACCAAAGATTCTTCGAAATACTTATCGGCATCTCGGTAATAACCGCCAGGCTGCTTAATCAGCATTTCTGTATGACTGGATCGAATCTGATTGATTTCTGCGGCCGTGATAATGAGATTCTCAAGAATCGGTGCAGGAATTGTTAGATAACTGCAATCCTTTGTTGATTTATCAACAAGTTTTTCAGAGTTCTTCAAGAATGCCTCATGACACGCCGGCATTGCAGGAGCTACAGAGTTCAGATCGTATCCCTTACCGCCTTGGATTCCGTTACACTCTTGTGGTGCATCGCCCTCTTCCCCCTCTTCTCCGCCGCCTTTGACTTTCTTATATGCCATTTGGGGTTCAGGAGGCGGTGCCTTTTCACGATTTTGACTGATCTCAAAGTCCCAAATATCTTTGGTGATCTGCACAACATCCTCAAATGTTTTTGATTCTGCGATACGATCTACAAAGACTTGCTCTTCAGTAGAGAATGTAACACCCATGTTTTGTTCGGCAGATACGCCCAACTTGAAATGGAGATTGATTCGATCCATAAAGCATCGCTTTTCAGCTGGGCTTTTCTTCAGATCAAAGAAGTCTTTTGCGTTCATGAAATTATACGCCGCAATAAAATCACGGCGCAGGCCTGGAAACTTTGTCTTAATAAGTCGTTCAATGCGAGCATCTTCTACGATATTCAGATACGACATTGCGATATGCCCGTGCGAATCGCCGCCGATTTCTTGAGCATCCACAGACCATTCGCCTTTGTGCTTTGACGCAGTTTCACGAGCATCATCGTATGGTGTGTATAAAGCATGACCAATTTCATGGCCTACCAACATATCATAAGTAGAATTGTCCATGTCTTTCCATACTGGAAGAACAAGTACACGATTCTTGGTATCAAACATGGCCGTCTTTGATTTAATATCGTGCCTTACCGAGATATTCTCGGTGGCAAGAAGCTGTGCGAGAATACTTTTAGAACCTTTGTTCACATTATTTTGGGAGTGAGTCATGTGTATATTCTCCCATGATCATGTCCCGCTGTCAAGCGGTAAGGACAAGAATTATATTATGCAAGTGCAAAAGTCCGATAACCTTTTTACTATCAACATTTTCAGCCGCATCTGATTCGGCAATCCAGTACAGCAGACTTAAGAGATTGCTCTACGATCTCGACACGCTTGGCAAGCGGAAGATCATCAAAGTATTGCGATATGTTTACTGTGATTACAACAGAGCCGCCATCGTACTTATACTTAATCTTGGTGGCTTGTGGCATATTTTGATTTTGATCGTCGTTCATTTTGTCTCCCACTTTGCCGCAAGTTCCACCACCGTCTTTGCCTCGTCGGCAACGAATTGCGCTTCATCGGCGGCACGGTCTGCCGCCCATGTCAAATCCTCTAATAAATTGCGTACTTTGCCTGTAGCCTCAATATCACCGACTGCAAATGTACTGTGCGCCTTCGCTGCAACTTCTGCTGCCTGAACTGCCAACTTTGCGGTTCTATCTGCAATAACAATTGCGAATCTATGTGCCCGTGCAAGAGCCGCAGTGAGTTCTTGAGTTGTGGCGGTCGAATCCGGCACCGAAGCCCATACACCACTCGGTTCAGATTTACCAATCTCGACCAATGTTTCCCAAATTGGGGCTGGTTCTTTGCTCATTTCAATACTCCACTTCGGCTGTTTCTTCTTCAAGTTTCTTAACATGACCGAGAATACGATCAGCAATATCATCTGCTGTTTCAGCAACAACAATATCGTTCTGATTCTCGGATAGCTTAATACTCGACCACCATACAACATCATCGGGGTGTTCCAGTTCGTTCGTCAATGCCGCCACAAAACTGGCCGCAGTAGATGTCATGCTGCTTGGTTGAACGGATTCACCTGCCAGCCTCATGCGAATGACTGCCTTTTTGTTTTTACACCAAATTACTTCGGCAACAAACCGTTTACACACACGGTGCAGGGGCTGAACGATAGAATCTTGCGTGGCATTAGTCCACTCGGTTGCAACAAATGTCAGCGATATATCAAAATATGTCATGTTTTTACTTTCTGTAAAATAGGGTTGTCTCTTGCCATTTCAATCTTTCATTATTTTCAATTTAATGTTATATCCAAACGGCAGCATTGTAAACCATATATAAAAAATCATATATGGAATCAGGATATACAAAAGAATATTGTCATACCAAGCAAAGTTTGCTCCGATTATCAAGCATATTCCATAATATACTGATAAGACAAACAAACAAATACACGCTCCATTTGAGAGCAGGTACGATAAAGGACGATAAATAATGTTGGTTTTCAATTGTTTATCCATCCAGTAATGATTGGATTTCTTGCCGCAATAGAAACTGTGCCCGCATCAGCATATCTGTGCCTTAATGCAGTCAGAACCACTACTGGATCGTCGCTTGATGCCGCAAGATGTGTGGTATATGTGTCGGCATTGTCCCGCGCCATCGCTTCCAAATGAAGATCATAGTTTGTTACTTGCTGTTGTGTTGTGCCATCATTCATGATCGGTTTTCATCCTCGTAGTTATCCATAGATCGACACTCCATCGGCTCGTCGTAGTAGGCGGCCTCGAAATCACTCATCTCATCAGAACGCCCGTACACAAGCTCGCCACGCCAATGACCCTCTTCATTATCGCCGTAATTGTCCTCATCGTCCTCATCAGGCCGAGCTCGCTCTGTGTCCAAGTCCAAATCATCATCGTCGAATGGATCGAGCTCATCTTCGATATCATCGTCATCGTCATCGTCGCCGACATTACCCACTTTGTCATCATCTTCGTCGCCGAAATCTGATTCGCCTGGGTCTGCGAATGGTAAATCAACATCTTCCCTGAAATCGGGATCGAACGAGCTTGGTTGTGTTTCTGATTGTGTGTTGTTTGTCATAATGTAGTTTCCTTTTGTATTAGATTTTCTTACCTGAAGTGTTGTTGGCATTATACTGAATCGGATATCCGATTGTTTTGCCAGTAATAAATGGCCCAGCGGCAGCAATGTTCTGCTGTTGAATCATAATCTCCAGTTGTGCCTGCAGTTGTTCAGATGTTCTCGCCGAAGGATCAACAATAGTTAGAACTTCGTCGATCACTCCCTTAAGCTCCGTACCTTCTTCAAACACAGCTGCGGCAAGAACCATATCGCCGTCGATCTTGGTGTATGCAGAGAAGAATGCTTCTGAAGTTTCGGCATCGAATCGTGCAAGACTCATACGAATTGCCTTTTCCTTTTCGCCGAACACAGAATAAGCTTTGACGATATTCACCAATCGTCGTGTTGATATTACTTCGTCAATCGAGCCTTCCGCAAACAACTTACGGATCATTTCCGCCCACTTCGTGAGACAATCTGCAAAACTCTTGTCCTCAACACCAAACTTATTCATGGCCTTGATCACAATCTTCTTTTCGACTGGTCGCGGCGCATATTCCTGTTCGTATGTGTAATCGAAACGATCCAACATAGCTTCGTTCATAACATTGGTGCCGATGTATCGTCCGTCATCACTTCCCTTGCCTTTCGTGTTCGCCGTTGCAAACACCGTGAATCCGGCCGCAGGAACGACAATTTGATTGATCTTCTTGAGATAGATGCCTTTTCCTTCGAGAACTGGTTGGAGGCACATAAGTTTACTGGTGCCGAGATCAATCTCGTCCAGTAAAAGCACTGCACCGTTACGCATCGCCTGAACCACAGGCCCGTCCTGCCAGACCGTGCTACCGTTCTCCAGGCGGAACCCCCCTAACAAGTCATCCTCATCGGTTTCTGCAACGATATTCACCCTGAAACATTCACGCTTCAGTTTCGCACAGACTTGTTCGATCATTGTCGTCTTACCATTACCACTCATGCCAGTAATGTATGTTGGCGCAAACAGCCGAGTCTTGATGATCTTCTCAATATCTGCGAAATGTCCCCACGGCACATATTCATCACAGATCATGGGCACAATGGTCATACGGTCGCCACCAGTCATTCCCATGACTGCGGCGGTTGCGAGACTCATTGTAGATGCGTTTGCGCCCATTATCTTATCCTCGGTTGAAATCAACCGAGTAATCGCAACTGGCACTAGATCAGGCGAGCCTGGGCCCATAGGGAGAACATAGACACCACGAGAAACTCGGCATGATGGATCATTAACGATCCACGCAGGGGGCGTCATCATGTTCAGAGAATAAGCAATATGCTTTATTTCTGATCGTGTAAACGAAGTGTGCGATGGATATAGAAGTTTGGCCTGTGCGACAAATACGCGCCGAGGTTCACTCATATCAGGAGAGACGATAATGTTTGTAGAGTTGGACATATGGGTATATTCCCATAGGTGTGTCCCATTGTCAAGCCCCATGAAAGATATTTTGGAGGGAATTATGAACTAAGCACATATGGAGCCCAGTTAATTTACTTTACTGTTTATGATTGGGCTTCGATTTGCCAAAAAATTACTATCAACAAAATATGATCCATTTGCGCCGGCATAATAGGCGCATATCATCTTCGTGGCGCCACGAATATGTCGCCATTGATCGCTAGTGGAGTGTACAGACTCCGCTAGGAGCGTAGTGGAGTCTACTTTCAATTCTGCACTCCACTACGCCCCGTACATATTATTTACATTATATGCTTGACAACGACACAACATTATGGGAGAATATACACAGTTCAACAAGAAAGGAACTACACACATATGGCAACTCCTGCTACTTCATCAACACCATCCTACCTTACTGCGCCTCACATGACGGCCGACCAACTGGATAATATGTTCTCCAACTTGGAGAATAATCTAAAGCTCGGTTCTCGCATGACTGTTAAACACCTCGCCGAGTTTCATGGCGTGAGTATTTCTACCATGCGACAGATGCTTGTACACCACTACGGTGCCAACATTATCTTCACAAAGGGTCGCACCGGCGGCATCAAATTGAGCTAAATATGGCACATATCAATTCGGCATATGTTCATTATCAAGGATTTTTTGATGGCCTTGAAAGGCAAGTTATGGCCGGAGCTGGTTGGACTCTCAAGCAGCTTGCAGAGGATCATGATGTTAAACCTGCGGCAATGCGGAAGCATCTTGTGGAGCACTTTGGAGATCGCGTTTATTTCACAGTCGGCCGAACTGGTGGAATCCGACTTTTTCCCGATGACGGCATCAAGTTCGATCACACACAGCCCTCGGTATAAATAACTATGCTGGTGGGACTGCAGCTCCCGGGGCTGCAGTTCTGCTGGCACCTTTTTTTATTTAAGTTTTTTTAGCCAAAAAAAGCGCCCCGCTGGCATTCTGCCAGTCGGGGCGCCAAAAGTTGCGCTTGATGACCATCAGCGCAATGCTTGTTATGGGAAGGTAGAGATTGCCCGTATTGCTGCCCATGAAGCACATAATGCCATGATTGTTGCCATAATGAGGATACCTACATCAAACCATGATGGACAATTATCATTATTAATATATTTCATAGTTTCTCCATATACGAAATCACGATCAGCGAAGTGATTGTAACATTGGTCAGCAATGCCAGCCCGAACCAAGTGAGTACAGTCCACTTGTCTGTTTTCTGTTCAATCCGAGAGATTCTCGATCCCAGCGCTTCAAGATCATCATAAAGCTCATCCATTACAGCTTCTGATATGTCGTCTTTCAGTTCTTGCTTCTCTTTGCTGATAATCTCGGCAAATGAATTGTCGATGTTGCATGAGCTCATACGAGACTTAAATGCCGCATCAATCCTCTCGTCGAGCTTTTCAATATCGTAATAAATCCCATTCAGTTCGACTTTCAGGCCTTCGATGCTCTCTTTGGTGCTCTGCTTGTACACATAAAGCTCATCGTGTTGAGCGTTTACGCCCCTAAAAAGCTCTTTGATGGACTGGTCATTGTGTGTATCAAGACCAATCTTCATTGAATCGAGACTGGCAACGATGGGGGCAGAATTGCTGACCTTGACTTTGTTTGATTTGCGGGCGGGTGATTTCACGATAGGTTTCTTTGTTTCTGCGTTCATGAATTGGCCTCACCCATGTTCCACTCTTGGGACAGCATCTCTGCCGTATATGCCGCCGTTTCATATTGCGGTTCAGGGCCGACATCGTTGGACTTTGCGAGATCATCACGAAGCTGACGAAAGCCACCAAGCATATCATGAAACGCCAGCAAGTGCTGCTTGAGACTCGCCACCGACTTCTGCATCATCTGATGGAACTGCTCCTCTTCTTCAGTGGCATCAGGATCAGAATGATGCTGGTTACCGGCCGCCATAACTGCCTTACAGATCAATTCGTTGGTGCAAAGACCCATGCCGAACTTTGCCATACTTGTGCCGAGCAGGTCGATATGTCCAATGAGAATGTTTGCGGGCATAGGAGAGCGCAGAACGCTCACGATAGGAGGCTGATTTGTAGTCATGTGTATATTCTCCCATGATCATGTCCCGCTGTCAAGCGGTATGGACAAGATTTTATGGTGCGATTGCACAAGTCCGATAACATCGTATACTATCAACTTTCTGCATAAAAAAGCCCCATCTAGCCTCTCTTTGTTTCAAGTGAGTGCTAGACAGGGCATTTAAGCAGCACCGAATGACCATTGGCGCTGCCTAATGATCGTTGCGAGCCGTGGAGTCATATGCCTTCTGTGGGACTCGAACCCACGACCAGAGAATTAAAAGTTCCCTGCTCTACCAGCTGAGCTAAGAAGGCCTTCTGTTTTTGTCAGTCATCGACCTGATAATCATCGAATCCATTAGTTTCCAGCTCATCCTCGTCGCAATCATCCTCATTCGCCGGCTCGTTGGTGAACGGGAATGGATTATGCTGCGTGTTCTTCTTGGGCAGTGGGCCATCAACGGCCGTACGGTCGAACCCGGCCATTCGCTCATCTTCCATCATTTGTGCAGCATATGCCGCAGTCTTATACTGGCAGCCGTCATCGACTTCATTGGCCTTTGCCAAGTCCATGCGAAGCGTGCGCAGGCAGCCGGTGATTGCAACAAGGGCTTCCATGTCGGTTCGCAGCTGCGCCAGACCTGCCTTTATTTGTACGGCAATCTCGTCGTTTGCGCCAGCATGAGCAATATGCTGCTGGAGCGACTCTACGTAGCTGTTGAACAGCTGGGAGCGGCACATATTAGACCCGAACGTTGCAAGGCTGCCGCCGAGCATGTCCAAGTGGCCGATAATAATGTTTGCGGGCTGGAGAGAGCTAATGCTCACGATAGGTGTTGAAGTGGTCATGTTTGTAATTGTACCTTAAAGTGGTGGGAGTGTCAAGCTTAGTGGGTTGCCCCGGCGATGGTGGCCGAGACTGCAAACCCCGATGCCAGGGCGTTCTGCAAACTTACAGCATATTCGGCCTTGGATGTTGGGCCCTTCCATGTCAGGCCGACGATGCAGTTCTTTGGATCCAAAAAGCGCATGTCGTCGGCCGTGCCGTCTAGGACGGGATAGCCCCACCAGTTCTTCGGCATGTCCTCGGCGTTCTTTACGCCGAATACCATTGCCACATTATGGCCCCGATATAAGGCCGAAACCACGGTGGCGGCATTATCCTCATTGTGGGAGAGTGTGAGATGGTAATTCGGCGGCAGCAAGCTGTCGAGCCGGCTGCCGATCTTCGTGTAATCGTAGAATCGAACCATCGGAAAGCGCACGAACAGCTCCGGCCACATAATCTCCCACATAATGTCGCTGAATGCGTTTAAACGCACAGCCGGGAGCTTTTTGGCCTTGAAGCAGCGCTTCTGAAATGATGCGATCTCTTTCTCAATCGAACGGAGAGCCGCCATTGCCGGTGCGCCGCCACCAAAAAGTTCCCGTGTTCTCATGATTCTGGCTGTTCGCACTGGCGTTGGCATGCTTGGATTATTGGCGCATCCTACGCCCATAACCGAGTGTCCGGCGTTATGCCCTAGGCATCCGGCCGTGCATCCTGCCGAGCGACTTGGGCACACGTCGATACCGGCCGAGTCAGCTGGTGCCAGTGAGAGGCTCAGAATCATATGAGCATCCACGCCCGGGCGGGCCGAGACCTTCGCCAGCTTGCTGTTTGAACCTTCGTGGCTCATGATCGGGTTCTTGCGGCGGCCGAGGCCGGTGCAGCTGCGCAGCTGTTCGTAATGGCGCACGCTGGCACGCAAATTGGCGTA